GAAGCATTACCCAATGATGTAATGATGACAGTTATAGGAGCGGTGGTAGAACGCTTGGGAAAGTAACACAGGAAGAGATTCCAGAAGGCAGCATAGAACTCAGTATGATTATGTTAATAGACACATTAAGCGAACGATACGGAATACTTCCCAGTGAAGTTATGACCCGTGCCAATACCTTTGATGTGTTTATTGCTGATACTGCTATAGGATATAGAAACGCTGTACAAGAACGAGCAATGAATGGTGATAAAAAGCCCACACCTAAATTAAGTGAGAAGACTATGTTAGAAGCTATGGAGAGAGTTCGTGGTAAAAGTTAATTTAACACAGTTTAACAGACAGATGTCTAAAGCGTTAAATGCCTTAGATGATCTGCCTGAATTTGCACAAAAAGAGATGCGAGCAAATACTCCTCGTCGCAGTGGCAATGCCCGTAGAAATACTAACTTACAAGGCAATACTGTTACTGCTAACTATGCTTATGCTCAACGACTAGAAGATAATTATAGTCCGCAGACAGAAGGCCGAGGTATCATTGCTCCAACGGAACAGGCGATTCAACAAGAAGTGAATCGCAGATTGAAAGGAATATAAGATGGCCAGTAATATTAGTGTAGCAATTACAGTAGATAACAAACAGTATATTGCTGGTGTTAAAGCCGCTGATGCTGCCACTACAGCATTTGCACGAAAAACTCAACAAAACTTAGGAGGAGTAGGCGCATCAGTCACAGGACTAGGTAATCAAATTGGCGGCTTGACCAGTAAGTTAGCAGGATTAGGTTTTGCCGCAGCCGCTGTAAGTGCTATACGCTTTGGTGACAGTATCAAAGATATCAATGAAGCTACTGGTATTGCAATTGCCAATGTATTAGGATTTTCAAATGTTGTAGCGGCAAATGGTGGTAGTGCAGAAAGTGCTCAAAAGGCCATCTTAAAATTCGTAAGTGCTATTGATGAAGCTGCCGGCGGCAGTAAAGAAATGCAAAATACCTTTAAGGGTGTTAATGTTAGTCTAAAAGATTTAGCGAATCTCAGCGAACAGGATTTATTAGCCAAGACTATACAAGGACTGGCTAATATTACCAGTGTTAGTGAGCGTGTAGCCACAGCACAAAAATTACTAGGCAAAGAATTTCGTGCTGTTAATCTACAAGCTGTAGCAGATGGTTATCAAAGTGCCACAAATGCCGCGGCCCAATACACAAGCACGATTAACAAAACAGCAGAACTGCAAAACAAGTTGGATCAAGCATTCCAAAAATTACAATTAGCAATATTAAAAGCCATTGAACCTCTCGCAGATTTCGTTTCTAAACTCACTGATGACCAAATAGATAAAATGGTGCAAGCCGTGATAGCATTGGGCACAGCATTTAGTGCATTAGCAGTGGCAGCACCTATAATACAAGGCTTAGGCAGAGCATTAGCCTTTCTAGGCGGTGCATTTGCACTGGCAAAGACTGGTGCGGCAGCTTTGGCAGCAGGCACAGCAGTCTTTGCTGGAGCACTGACAAGTCTAAACAGAACTGCTGTATTTGCCGCAGGATACTTAGATAGATTCAGTCGCGGCACTGGCATGTTCAAGGCTGAAAATGGAGCAGTATCAAACCTAATCAAACTTATTGAAAAATTAGGTGCTCGTATTCCTTTTGCCACTACAGCCTTTGCTGGATTAGGTGCCGCTCTTGGTGCTATTTTAATCGGGCTTGGTAAAATTGCCTTGGGTTTTGCCAGTGTTGCACTCGCGGTAGTTGGTATTAATGAACTAATTAAATTAGCGTTCAATGTAGATCCCATTGACATAATGGCCAGAAAATTAGAAGAACTTGTTACAAAATATTTGCCAGGAGTGGCGGCAGTTGTAAACAAAATAGGCAGTGCTCTTGGCATGGGGGCACCTCCATCAGCACCCCCACTGAACACAGGATCAGGACCACGAGGATCAATTGGCACAGGTCGTGCGGCTGAAGAAGAGCGTAATAAGATAAAGGAACCAGTTAGAGTTGTAGATACTACTGCCACAGACAACGCACTTAAAGCAATAAAAGAAATAACTGCTGAATATGAAAAACAGCGTGCCTTAACACTAAACAAATTAGATTTAGAAACAAGTCTAATAGGTAAAACACAAGAAGAAAAACAAATAGTTGAAGCGCAGAATCAATTGGCACAGGATTTTCTCAATGTTCAAGATCAATTAATTAAAAAGCGTGATACTCTAAGCAAAGAGGATCGCCAACAAGGTATTTTAGCTGCCGCTATTAATGAACAGCTTAAGAAAAATGTCGCTTCTTATCAAGGACAAGTAGACGCATTGAATAAAACTGTTGCTGCCAATCAACACGCATTGATGATAGAAAAGAATCGTCAGCAAGAACTTAAAAATATATTTGATCTCATGGAGCAGATATCACAGGCACAGGAAGAAATAGCCGGCTTTCAAAGTCAACAAGGTCAAGCAAAGGTTCAAGCCTTTGAATTATTAGATGCACAGAAACAAGCATTTGATTTATTAATGCGTCGTGAAGAACTTGAGCGTGGCATTTTAAATCTGCGTGAGCAAGATAAAACAGCGGCACAGCAATTATTTGATTTAGAAAATGATCGCAAAAAACAATTAGAAGAAATACAAAAGATACAAAACCTACCATTTGAAGGTGTTGGTGGTATGCAACAACGACTACAAGAAGTCAATGACTTGTATGATGCTAGACTAGTTAGAATAAAAGAAACACAGGCACGAACCACAGAAGAACAAAACAGCTTTAGTTTTGGATGGGCACAGGCCACAGAAAAGTATCGCAACAGCATTACTACCAATGCTGAATATGCCAGCAAACAAATGCAAAACTTTACCAAAGGTATTGAAGATGTTTTCGTCAAGTTCGTTCAAACAGGTAAGTTAAGTTTCAAGGACCTTGCTAATAGTATGATAGCAGACTTTGCTAGAATACAAGCACAAAAAGCATTATCAGGATTGTTTAGTATGGGTGGTGGAGCAGGCGGTGGTATATTTGGCAGCATAGGTAAACTATTTGGATTTGCCAATGGTGGTATGCCTCCAGTAGGACAACCTAGCATTGTAGGTGAGCGTGGACCAGAACTATTCGTTCCGCAAAGTGCAGGACGCATTATTCCTAATCACGCATTAGGTAATGGTGGCGGACAATCACAGGTTATTAACAACGCAGTTACCTACAGCATCCAAGCAGTAGATGCTAGTAGTTTTAGAACTATGTTAGCCCGTGATCCAGAGTTTATTCACAATGTAGCAGAACAAGGCAGACGCCAATTACCAATAAGGAGCCGTAGATAATGGCATTACAAGATATTATTAATTCAGCAACGAACATTGAAATTAATCGTAGCAAACTAGTAGCGCAGACAATTAGCCGCAGTGGTAGAATCAGTACTGCTAGCCGCAACTGGGCTAACCCGTTTAGATTTACCGTAACTCCTAAACCTATTTGGCGATATGATGATTATCGTCAAATCTTTGAGCCATTATTTGTCAATGATAGATATGCCAGTCAAACTTTTTCATTAACAGATCATAATACATCTAGTGGTGTAATAACTAACACTGGATCCGAATGGTTAACAGAATATCAAGGCGATTTAGACAGTGCTGGTGATGGTACATTAGACAGTTATACTGCTACATCAATGACAGGTAATACTTTAACAATAACAAAGTCTGGTAGTCCAACTGTTGGTGCTTATATTTTTAAAGCTGGTGATTATTTAAGAATTAGTGGCGGAAGATATCCTTATATCGTTAGTAGTGATGTTCAAGTGTCAGCCAGCGCCACTGCCGCTGTTACAGTTAATCGCGGTAAGTTAGAAACATTTAGCAGTGGCACAAGTATTTTTGTAGGACATAGAGCAGAAAGATTTACTGTAATGGTATCTAAATTACCACAGATTAGATTCTTACCTGGCAAGTTTGTAGAATTCACAGGAGACTTTGAATTAGTTGAGGAAATTCTATGACAACTACAATACCAGAAGTTAATAGTCGCAACATTGAACATGGTGTTCTCATTGATCTAACACTTGACGGCACAACTTATTATATCAGTAATTGCTATAAAGAAATAGTTTATCTTGGCAACACTTATCAAGCATTAGCTGGTTTCTTAACTGTCAGTGAAATACAAAGCAACATTTCAAATGCCAATGATGAGATACAGGTCAGCCTAAGTGCTATTCCTCCAACTTACATTGCCGCAACATTGGGCACACAGATTAAAGGTGGTGAGATCAATATCTATAGAGCATTCTTTGATTACGCTACGCAAGAAGTTATCAGTGGTGCAATATACAAAAGATTCACAGGTGTTATTAGCAATTTTAGTGTTCAAGAAGACATAGATATTAGTCAGCAATCAGCAGAAGTTACGCATACTATCACTGTTATTGCCAGTAGCATTATGGGTGTGCTTGAGAATAAAATTAGTGGACGCAGAACTAACCAAGAAGATTATCAAATTGTTTGGGCTGAAATAGGTAACAGTAGCAATGATCCAAGTATGGACAGAGTTGAAGCATTGTTTAATCAAAGTTTTGACTTTGGTAAGAAATACACTGGACAAGCAGTCAGTAATGTTAATGGTGGCAGCAGTGGCGGCAGTAGCAGTCTCAGTGACAATCAAACCAGCGGTGAAAGATTCTAAAATGATTAGACTAGCAACAAGAGCAGACTTAAACTTAGTCACTGACTTGTTAGTGGAGTTTCTACTTGAAACAAGTTATAACAAACACACTGATGCTATTGACAGAGAACATATTAAAAAACTTGTGTTTACAGTATTGCATCATGGTTATGTATGGTTATATTTTAATCAAGAAATTGCCATTGGATTGTTAGTAGCAGTCAAAGAACAAAATATGTGGATGCCCAACAAAACCAGTTTGCGTGAATTAGTTTGGTTTGTCCGTGAAGAATACAGAGGCACATTAGGTGCAGGTAGATTGTTTATCAAGTTCTGCGAACAGGGAGATCTGTTGTTGGACAAGGATGAAATACAAGGATATTTTACCACAAGGATGACAAGTACTACAGATTATGATTTAGAACGCCGTGGTTTCAGGCTTACAGAGAAACTTTATTTAAAGGATAATTGATATGCCAGCTTTTACAGCCGTAGGTGCTTATGTAGCAGGAACAGTATTAGGATTAGTGGGCACAGCCGCTGTAGTAGTTGGTACCATTGTTGCTACAGGTGCCGCTTACATAACCAGCAGAGTTATTAATGGTAATCCTAACAAAGGTGGCAATGCCGCACAAAATCAAGGTGGGCGCATACAAGTTCCTCCAGCAACTAACAATAAGATACCAGTAGTTTATGGTAGTGCTTATGTTAATGGTATCATCACTGATGCTAGATTAAAAAGTATTGGTGGTGTTAAAAATGATACAATGTATTACTGTTTAGTCTTAAGTGAATACACTAATAATTTAACTGTCAATGCAGGCAATTTTATTGTTGGACAAAAATATACTATTTCTGTTGTAGGCAATACTAATTTCGTAGCCTTAGGAGCAGCCAGTAATACTGTTGGTATAACATTTACAGCCACAGGCACTGGCACAGCAGGAGAAACAGGACAAGCAAGATACAATTCTGTTTATGGATTAGAAAGCGTGTTATGGAATGATCTACGCTTAACTCCAGTTAATACAACAGATAAAGCACACGAAGTCAAAGATGGTAGAAAAGTAGTTAATCCTGATAATCTTCCACCAACTAATGCTGGCAGTTTTGTTGTTGGCAGTGCTTATGTTATTACAAAACGCGGCAACACAGATTTTACTTTAATAGGCGCTCAAACAAATAATATTGGACAAATATTTACTGCCACAGGTACTGGCACAGCAGGTGAAACAGGACAAGCACAATTAGAAGATTTTGTTGACGAAAACTTTATCAATGATGGAAATAGTCTAGTTGAACTGCGTGTTTATGCAGGTGGCAGTGATGACAGCAATCAAATCTATCCTCCACAAACATCAGGCAATACTGTAAATGCTTATACATTTTGGGCTAATAATGATGGAAGTTGGACAGCAGCCAATGAAATGAAAGGTCTTGTTTATGCCATTGTTAAGGTAACTTGGAATGGCGACAAAGGCTTTACTGGTTTGCCTAACATGACATTCCAACTGGCTAATAATGTAAGTAATCCAGCAGATGTATGGTATGATTACATGACCAGCAAGCGTTATGGTGCAGGTATTGATTCTGTATACATTGACTCTGCAGCCAAACTTGCTTGGTATAACTTTTGTGAAGAAGATATTAATTACACTAATGTAGCTGGAGAAACAAATCAAAGCACTATTCGTTATAGTATAAATGGTGTCATTGATACATTTAATCCAGTTAAAACAAACATAGACACTATCATGCAAAATGGCGGTGCTTGGCTAAGTTATAATGTTGCTACAGGACTATGGAGTCCTGTGATTAAAAAGGCTGTAAGTGCCGGCGACATTGCTGAAACTACCAAAAATGCCAACCCAGCAACAACAACATTATTCAAAGCAAGTAGAACAGGTTCTACTTTAACGGTAGTAGGTATTCCAGAGCAAGGCAATAGATTCCCAACAGGGCGTATTGAAGCAGGACAATTATTGTATAATAGTGCAGGCACTTATCTAGGCACTATTACAGCTCAACTTGCACCTACTGCGGGCGAAACTGCTGGACAGATTGGTCGTTATACAACAGATATTAGCGGGGTAGTATCAACAACTTATTTCTATACATTACCAGCAAGTACATTGGCATTTACAGATGACAACATTATATCTGGTATTAATATTAGTTCAACTCGTCTTGATGATTTATACAATCAAGTAGAAACAGAATTTTACAATAGATACAACAAAGACCAAAAAGCCTATTACAGAAATAGTTTAGATGCAGGAGATAGAAACCCTAACGAACCTGACAATCAACTACGCATGAATTTAGATTTAGTCAATAGTTCAATGCAAGCAGATTTGATTGGTCAACTTGAACTGCGTCAAAGTCGTGATGACTTAGTTGTAGAATTTACTACAAATCAATATGGTATACAAGCACAGGCTGGAGATGTTATCAGCATTACTAGTGAGTTGTATGGCTGGGCACCAAAATACTTTAGGGTAATGCGTGTCAAAGAACAAGAAACCGAAGATGGTGGATTGGTAGCACAGATACAAGCATTAGAATACAATCCAGATGTTTATACCATAGAACCTATCACAGAGTTCTCAACAAGTGCAAATATTGGTATTGGTAATCTAGTAAGTAGCGTTGGACTGCCTCCACCAGAAACTCCTACTATTAGCAATGCTAATGCTGACGCCAGTGTGCCTAACTTTACATTCAGTGTAGATATTCCTGCAACTGGCGGACCATTTGATGAAGTAGAAGTATATTTTACTGAAGGATGGGATCCTAACAGTGTTACGGGATGGATTGACAATAATTCAACTCCTGGAACTTACAGCGGTGTTGCTGGTAATATCATGACAGTTACCGCAGTAACTTTTAACAGTATCAATCCTGGAGATTATTTTGATCTTGGTGGAGTTACAGTTGTTAATCAACTTACAACAACAGCAATTTCAACTAAGACATTTGCCAGCGGTGGCGCAATTGGTGCATTTACAGTTACATTAAACAATACCACTAATATTAAACCAGGACAAAAACCTGGACTTAATTCACCAGCAGTTGGTATTCCTGCAGATGCCATGGTAGTAAGCGTTAGTGGTAATACAGTTACATTGGACAAAGCATTTACAGCACAGGCATCAGGTAATTATGATTTCACCACAGCAGGAGGCACTGGAACTTATACAGTAAGTATATCATTGGCTGCTGTTGGCACTGATGATTTATTTGACAAGCCTGTTGATGCAGATTTTAAATATTTGAAAAAGATTGTACCGCAGGGTAATGAAAGTTCATTTACTGCCAACACTACAGTATCAACTATTGTTTCAGAATTACCAGCAAATAGTCAAACATTCCGCAGATATTTCTTAAAAGCAAGATTAGGTGTTAAGAAAAACTTTGGTGCATTCAGTCCAAATAGTCCTCTTGATTTAGACGCTAATGCAGTTAATTGGAATCCAAATCCAGTTGCTGCTGGTTCATTAGAAGATTTAAGTGATGTTGATATAACTCCGCCAATTAATGATCAACAAGCATTAGTATATAGTAGTAGCACAGGTAAATGGGGGAATTATGATGCATTGAGTGTATATGGTACAAGCACAAATCCCACTACCAATACTAATATTCTAAATATATATAAGTCGTATACAGGCACAGGCACTATTGACAATGGCTTTGGTGTAGGCTTACAATTCAATATTGAAGATACCAGCGGCAGTTACAAAATGAATGCCGCAGAATTATTAGTAGGAACAAAAGATAAAACCTTAGGTGCAGAAAGTTATTATCTAAGTTTGGAAGTTACAGATGGTGGTACTAGTAGTCAAACAGCATTAGAAGTTAGTATGTCTGACACAAAGATAGCCGGCGATTTAACAATTAATTATGATGAAGATAGTGCCAGTGCTATCATTTATGCCAAAACCAGCGGCACAGACAGCACATTAATTTGGGACGGAACTAACTGGACATTTGCTAATCAATTTGGTCTAGCAAATAATCTTACAACTACACCAAAAGGTGTTCAAGGCATAGTTGCTAATAATGATTATTGGTTTGTTGGCGGATATGATTTAACTAATGGTGGCGATAATACAGGTGCTATGGTTATTGCCTCAGGTAATAACGGTGATGAACCAATTTATGTTCGTCAATATACTGGTGGATCTACAGCGCAACCATTCCCAGGAGCAAACACAGTTGCTCGTGAATTGACATTATTAGATGCCAGTGGTAATACAATTATTCCAGTAAGCCTAGCATTGTCAGGTGCAACCAGTGGCAGCGTTAAATTCACAGCACCTTTAGTGGCAGGCACACAAAGTTATACATTACCTACTGGAGTGCCGGCAGCAAATGGTTATGTATTAGCCAGTCAAACAGATGGAACATTAAGTTGGGTAGCAAACCCCGATACTAATACAACTTATACTATCAGCGCAGAAACCGTTGCTGGCGGCGCCAATTTAAGGTTAACTGGCAGCGATGCCAGCACAGACAATGTTAAATTCGCCAGTGGAACAAATACTACAGTTACACGCACAGACGCCAACACTATAACAATTAGTTCAACTGGTGATGTAGTTGGTCCAGCCAGTGCCACAGACAATGCTGTTGTTAGATTTGATTTAACTACAGGTAAATTAATACAAAATTCTGGTGTTATTATAGATGACAGTAATAATATCAGTGGTGTTAATTCAATTGACAGTGTTTCTTATATAACCAACGCCATTTCAACTCGTGTAGCAGACACTGTGACTACTACCAGTGCCAGTGAATTTACACTAACATCAACAGCGGCTAGAGATCTTATGAAGGTCATTGTTAACATCATCAGCGGTACCAGTGTTCATTGCTGTGAAGCATTGGTATTAAGAGTTGATGCTACCACGGCGTTATTAACTGTGTATGGTGAAATGTTTAATACTACAAGTCTAGCAAGTTTTGCCGCGGATGTCAGCGGTGGAAGTCTAAGATTGCGTGTAACTCCTGCCAGTGCTACCAGCACAACATTTACATATCTGCGTGATAGTTTGAATTAAAAATGGTATAAATAACAGTATAGATTCCGCAGAGTCTATACTAACTTCCCTCAGGAGAACAATATGTCAGGTGTATTAAGTTTCAGCGATTATTTGGGCGGACCAGATAACATTCAGGTAGAGCAAATCTTTCCTTCAACCAAGCGAACATACGCTTACAATTTCAACACTGATATTACAGGTTGGACTTGGGGCTTGGACGCACAAACACTAATCGTAAATCCGGTGACATACGACCGTAATGGCGTTCCTAACTTCTCAAGTAGCTTGGTTATAGGCTACTTCGCTAAACAAGAATTAGCAGTAGATACCACAACAATCAATGTTGTTAATGCCGCTTTAGGCACAGTTAATATTACTATTCCAGCAAACTTATACACAGGCGCAATTATTCCTGATGCTCGTAAGAATGTTCCAATCACCATCGTAGGCGTAAGTTGGACAACAGCAGGAACACCTACACAAGTCAATAGTCATCGTTGGGCCTTCATACAATGTTATGAACCAGATGTTGACATTGGCAATCCTATTTTATCAGCAGGCTTTACCGCACTAACAATAGCCTAAGGAGTTTTTATGGCAGATATAACCGTAACGATTCCCAACAGTACATTTACCATAGATACCATCAGTAATGGTATTGAAGTAACTACACCTACCAGTGTAGAAATAAATGTTGATTCAAATTCAAATACTATTGACATTGTCAATACACCACAAGAAATAACAGTATTAACCAGTGGCACATTAAACATCACCAGCAGTGATTATCTAGCAACACTAACAACATCAGCAACTACAGCCAATCAAGTCTTAGATACTTTTTTGGCAGCAACTTATCGCACAGCAAAATATTTGGTCAGCATTAGCAGTGGTAGTAGTTATCAAGCCATAGAAATATTAGTAGTTCACGATGGCACAACTGCCAGTCAAACAATATATGGCGATTTGCCAACAGCATCTAACTTAGCCGCATTTACAGTAGATATAAACGCAGGATTGGTTAGATTACTAACAACACCTACAAATGCAGTTACCGTTTATAAAGTAACAAGAACTACAATAGTAGTTTAATCATAAGGACAATGAATTATGGCAAACAAGAATTTTAAAGCACGAATTGGTATAGAAGCACCTTTAATTGCCGCTGACAATGGCACCACTGCAATCACACTCAGCGACAATGATGTAACCGTGGTAGGTGATTTAACCGTCACTAGTAATACTATTAAATCCAGTGATGGAACAACCGCACTAACATTAGGTAATACTACAGGTTATGTCATCGTCGCAGGTGATTTAACTGTTACAGGTAATAACATCAAATCAAGTGGTGGAACAGCACTTACACTAAGTAATTTAAATGTCACTGTTAATGGTGAATTAACTGTCGCAGGCAATCAAATCAAATCACCTACATCAATAGCACTTACACTAAGTGGTGCAGATGTAGCAGTTGCTGGTGACTTAACCGTCACAGGCAATGACATCAAATCAAGTAGTGCAACAGCAATAACACTAAGTGGTGCAGATGTAGCCGTAGCTGGTGATCTTGCCGTTAATGGTGCGACCAGTGCTGACATAACAACTACAACAACTACTGCTACTGTATTCAACACAACAGCAACCACTGTAAACATTGGTGGTGCAGCCACAACAATGAGTATTGGTGCTAACACAGGAACAACCACAATCAATAACAGTTTGGTAGCAGATGATATCAGTGTTACCACAGTAGACACTACAAACTTAGAAGTAACAAACATTAAAGCCAAGGACGGCACAGCGGCAGCAACTATTGCCGATTCAACAGGTATCATTACAGTTAGCACACAATTAAATGTAGAT